ACACCTCCACCTACTGGTGTAGTAGAAGTAAGTGGAATTATGGATACAAATACTGGATTTTGGGGATATGTGATATAATTATATAATTTAAAACTATATTATTATAAATAAAATTCAATTTATTAATAATGGAGATGAAAGTATATCTTTATGGTAACTACAAATATAATAATGGATAATGAAAAAGTTTCTAAGAAAGAAAAATTAGATGATTGGAGATTGTTAGAATTTTTTGTGCCTATTACAGAGAAAACTTCTATTGGAAAAGATTTTTTTATAAGAGGAGTTGCTATTAATGAGACTACTACAAGAAATGGTATTAGGTATATAGCAAAGGAATTAGAAAAGGCAGCACCAAGTTTTAGAAGTAAACCTATTTTATTAGACCACGAGAATACAGTTAAAAGTATTGTTGGTAGGACTACAGAGAATGTTAATTTTGATAGTATGAAAAAAGGAATTACTTTTGAAGCAAAGATTATGGATAAAGGGATAAGAGAAATGATTAATGACGGTAGGATAACTGATGTTAGTATCGGAGCTAAAGTAAATGATTTAGTAGAGAATAAAGATGAAGGATTTATGACAGCAGAAGGTATTGAGGGATTAGAGATTAGTTTAGTTGCAGTTCCTGGAGACCCAGGAGCTAATATTGCAAGTGCAATGCAAGAGAGTTTTAAATTAAAGACAGAATTATTTATGAGTGATAGTAATTTTAAAGATGAAAATGAATCAAAGGAAGAAGAGGAAGAAGAAAAAGTAGATGAAAAAATTAGGAGTATTAAGAGAGTTAAAACAATTATTAAAGAGGAGATTATAATTAAACCGATTTTATGAAAGGAGGTATTGGAACAATGGCAGAAGAGGAGCAAAAACAAGAACCTGAAGAAGTGAAAGAAGAACCTAAGGAAGAAGTAGCTGAAGAAAAGATTCATAAAACTGAAGTAAAAGTTGATATGAGTGCAGTTACTGAAGCTTTAAATTCTTTAAGAGCTGAAGTAGTAGAAATGAAGAAGGTAAGAGAACAAGAAACCCCTCCAGCTGATAAGACAGCGGAAGAAGAGAAGCCAGAAGAAACTCCAGCTGCAGAGCCTGCAGATGAAACAAAAGGAGTTGTAGCTACCGAACCAGAAGCAGAAGCAGAAGAGACTGTTGATGAAAGTATGGTTTGTGAGAAAGCAGAAACTGGTAAAGGATTTCAAATTTATACAGACTTCAGTAAAGATACTTCAGGAAAATTTAAGAGGTTAATTAGATAAATTACGTTTAAATTGATGAAAGGAGGTAAATAAGAAAACAATGGCAGTAAATCCTTGTGGATACGTCAATCTGACAGATGGCGGCGCCCCAAGAATCATAACTGGGTACGCTAAAGAAATAATTAGCGGTGGACAATTAGTTGGAGCTTCAGGAGATGCAGGAGTTGTTTCTTCTGGTGCAGCAAGTTTTGTTACGTCTGACATAGAATTTTTCCACACTACAGGTAGTGGGAATTTTGTTGGTGTAGCATTAAATACTGTAGAAAGTGGTGCAGTTATAAGTGTTGCAACAAGAGGAAGTTTTATTTTAGAAGTAAGTGGAATAAATATTGAAGCTGGAAATAAAGTAGGATGTAATGATGAAGATGAAATTATATTTTGTGGTTCTCATGCATTAGGTTATTCAGCAGCAATCAATTCAATTGGAAGAGCGTTCACTACAGGTAGTGAAGCAGATTATGTTATTGTAGATATTCATGGTTAAGATGGTAAATGAACTTAGAAATGTTAAAGAGTTACTTCAAACAGATTTAGGAACTGAAGGTCAACTTTTAATTCCAAGAAAAATCTACGATACCTTAATTGAAGAGGTTGATAAGAACTTAATTCCAAGAAGTGAAGCAGCAATTTACCTTGGTCCAGGAAATATCCCAGGAAGCAGTATTGATATTGATAAAGTTACTCCAAATACTATGGATGTAAGAGTTGTTGGTGAAGGAGCAGAATCTCCAATAGACCAAGTAATTTATACATCACAAAACCTTAAACCGGTTAAGTATGGAGTTGCAATTCGTATCACTAAAGAAATGCTAGAAGATGGTAAATGGAATTTACTCCAGCACAATATCAAATATGCAGGTAAGAGATTTGCAGAGAATGAAACTAATTTAATTATAACTAATGGATTAGATGCGGCTACTAACACTGTAACAGGTGGAGCGGCAATTACAATTGCAAATATTACACGAGCTATGCAATATTTAGATGATGAGGACTACACTCCTACTACTTTATTTGTTGGTATGGAAGTATTAAATGATTTAAGAAACATAGATACTTTTGTAGAAGCTAACAAAATAGGTAATAGAGAGATGTTAGACAGAGGTTTTTTAGGAACAATTTTCGGATTGAATGTACTAAAATTCTCAACTAACGCAGCACCTTCGTCTACATATAGCAAATATGCTTATATTACAGATAGAGACCATGCATATGTAATCGCGGAGAAAAGACCAGTTACAATTTCAAATTTCGAGCTTCCAGTTTATGATATGAGCGCAGCTAATATCACTCAGAGAATAGTGGTGGATGATTTGAGACCAAACGCAATTTGTAAGATAACAACTTCGTAATTAATCTTTTTTTTATTTTTTTTTATTTTTTAATTATGAATCAGAGTATAGAGTTAAATTTAAAAGTACTGAAAGGAGGAAAAATATAAAGAATGGCAGTTCAAAGAGGAAATCCAGATGTTCAAGCACTTGGAGGAGTAAAAGATGGACTTGCAGGCGATAAAGTTTGTGGGTTCTTAGGTAGTGAGGCACTTGTTAGTAATGCAGTCCAAGGAGGAAGTATTACAATTGGAACAAATGCTGGTTCAGGTTGGGCTATATTTGGTAAACCGTTTTCAAATCCACCAGTAGTAACAGCTACACTTGGTTCTGGAGCAATTACAGGAGCAATGGGAGCAGGTTCTGCATGGGTTTATGTTAATGATATAAACGCAGGTAGTGCAGAAATAATTTGTGGTATTGGCTCTGGAGGAGTAGGTTTTACAGATGGACCAGTTTTGAATTGGATAGCTTTCGGTACTTACTAATTCTTATAATTAGTAACGCCGAAGAGCAAGTTCAAAACATGCCTGAACGATAAGGAAAAATGGTAAGAGATAATAGAGTTAAATTTTATTACTTCCCAGGTTCACCTACTCTATATGGTGATGCAATAACTGGACAACTGGATGTATATAGTGAAAATCCAATTAATGGAAGAATTCAAAGTGTTTATTATGAAGGAGGAAATTTTAATCCTGCTGGTAGTTTAACAATTAGTATTTCAGGTACGTCTGCTGGATTAACAGCTGGAGAAGGAGTTATCCTTAATATGACAAGTGGTACAGCTACAGGTCATGCATTGGATGAAGACTGGGTTGTATTTCCAAGAGCAAAAACAGTTAGTACAACAGGAGTTCCAACATCAGGAGCTGGAGGAGTTCCAGAAGCTGAAATACCAGCTTGGTCAACATTAAGAGTTCAAGCAGGAGTTGTAGGAACAGGTAGTTATGCAAATGGATTAACAGTCGTATACATATAATTCATAAAATCTAAAATGGTAAATTTGAATAATGTTCAGATAGGGAGTGTAGTATTAAATATGATAGAAGATGTACCTTCTAATCTTAGTGGAGCTACACTCTGGAATATGGTTGATAATGAGAGATATTTCGTAGAGAAGTATACTGGAGATAGTGTAGGAGTAAGTATTGGAGAAATGTATCAACCATCTATTATTTCATTAACTGCATCTTCTGTATTAATAATGATGGAGATGCAAGGAGCAGATGTTGCTAATTTAAAGTTAGGAGACTTTACAATAGGTAAAGGAGCAAGGGCAAGAACATCTACAGCCGATAAGTTAAAGGAAGATGGTATGGAGAAGTTAAATGCATTATCAGGTAGATTTAATAATTATAAAAGTTTAGGATAATATGGCAAATAGAAACACAGGTTGTCCGTTTGGAATGGTAACAAGACAAATGGTAAAAGGAATTAAAGAAGAAGTAGTAGATATGAAAGATTGTGTTAATAAGTTAACTAATCATTATTCAAAGAGACTACCA